CTAGAAGTTACAGCATCAGCATACCCAGCAAGCTTTTTAGCTTTTACTAAGTTGCCTCCAGCTTCCTCAAATAGTACATCAAGGAACTTCTGTTGTTTTTCTGTTAAGTTTCTAGCCATTATGCCACCATATACATTATAGAGCCTAAAGTACCGAATCCTAAAATTAAAAGCAGTCCTGAAATAGCCCAAGTGATTATTGCTTCTTGCATCTCAGCTTTACGGTACTCTTGTTCTTTCTTTTGTTTTCTTATTTTAGCTTCTGTAGCTACAAGTTCATCCCAAGCAGATGGACCCATAGTAAAGCTAATGTAGTCCTTAAGCTCTTTACGCATTTGTTCAGCTTTACGTTTAGCTGCAAACACTTCCATAGCTTCGGCTTCTACAGAACCACCCAGTGTTTTCCACCACGGAGGGTTCTTTACTTGCTTCTCAGCTTGACCTAGGTCAGACATGTGGCCAGCCCATTGTGTTAGCTGGCTTGACATATCCTGCAGGTCTTTGCCAATAGCAAAACCTTTTTTAAGTGCGTTGAAGGCAACTGTAGCCCCACTGATTATTGTAACTGGGTCCACGAGTCTCCTCCCAAAGAACTCACTTCACACCTTCGTGTACTACTCTTTTAATATCACCACGTCCGATACCTAAATCATTTAGTTCACGGTCTGACATTCTCCACAGGTGCATTTCTGCGATACGTGCATTAGCCTGACGTTGACGTGCTTCGATTAGTCTTTCAAAAAATTTTCTCATTGTTGTCTCCATAAATTACTGCATTTGCAGCTTACAGAGACTAGTTTTACACATATAGTTATACTATACTATAGACAATATTGCAAGTCCGTTATGCAATACTAGTAACCTATACTAGTAAAAGTTTCAGTTATTGTAATAATAGAGTCGATATGCCCTGCAGAATTAGCAGTTAATTGTATTTTATCGCCAGGTTGTAAAACAAGATCTATATTATCAAACTGTAAAAATTCACCAGAAGACAAGTTTTTACCACTGACAAATGCTGAGGTATAAGACTCATCATCGTCATACCATTTTACATCTACACTATTACTGCTACCACCAGAGTTATTTACAAGTATGTAAGTTATCTCTGCTGTACAGTTTGCAGGGCAAGTGTAGATGTCATCTGTAGTAGTTGTAGTGGTATGTCCCCATACCGACTTTCTACGTGCAGGTCTTCCAATAGAATATTGGGTCATTTCTTCTTAGTAACCTTTTTAAGTGTTTTGACTACCCAAGCTTCATTTACTTCAGTCTCAGGGTCATCAGCAATAAAGTGTCCGTTTTCATCACGAGCACGAACCATCTCTAGTTCAGGTTCTTTCTTAGGTGCAGCTTTCTTTTTCTTTGCTTTAGGTTTTTCTTCTGCAGTTTCAGCAAACTTAAGAACTTCAGGATCTTTAGTTTCCCAAACACCATTAATCTTTTCTGCAAGAACATCACCCATCTTGCTTACAATTCTATTACCTTCTAGTTTCATAATTACCTCTTTTTAGCCATTCCGCCGTAGAACATACCAGCTTTACGATAGTCGGCCATGCCGCCTTTATTATATCTACCTTGTTTCATTTGCATACCACCCTTAGAGTTTCCAGACTTAAGAGTTGATTGATAAGCTTTCATTGCTTCTTTCATGGTGTCATATTTATCACCATTTTCTTTATACCAAGCATTAAACTTTTCACCAGATGAAGGTCCACGTTTATCACGGCTAATACGTTTATTTTGATCAGCTACAATTCGGGTTACTTCGGCACGAGTAATAGCCTTGTCAGCAACATCCTTAATCTCTCTGTCAGACATAGCTTTATTTGCTTTATCTACTTCATCTTTTTCAGCTTTAGTCATCACACCCATACCTGGACCTGCAGACTCTGAGCCTGGACGTAGCTTAGGACGTGGAGAAGAGTCAAGACCGCCTTTGATATCTTTACCTTTAGCATTAGCCCAAGCAGTAAGTGCTGAACCTGTATACTTACCCTTGTTCTTTTTTTTCCAGGCATCTAGCTGCTCTTTAGTAACAGCAAGTTTTTTCTTACCGTCCTTACCTACAAAGTACATTGATCCTGCTTTTTGGGCAGCAGCAACCGACTTATATTTTTTGTAATCTTTAGCCATAACTATTTCTTTGCCATCCTATTAGGTTTTACAGAAGCTCCACAGTTTGCCATACCACCGTGTTTAAAGCCCATTCTTTTTACTACTTGTGGAGCTACTTTACGTAGTGCTTTAATACCTGAATTAGGATTTTTACCTGTATCTCCACCTTTATTCATACCCATGTGATAACCTTTACCACCACAATGAGAACATCCTGCCCCTTTACATTGGGGACAGGTAACCTTTTTACCTTTAGCCATACCGCCCTCTGCTGCTCTAAATTTTGCTGTTTTCTTTGCTATACTTTTTGGCTGTTTTACAAACTGTTTGCCAGCCTTTGTACCTTCACGTTTTGCTTTAGTGGTAGCTGCATACTCTGCAGACGACAAAGACTTGATTGCAGCCTCGGGTAAGTACCGTTCTCCAGTCTTACCACTAGGCTTGCCACTCTTTGTGCGCCACTTCTGCTTTGTCCAATTTTTTAATGACTTTTGAGGAGCCTTCATGATTTGTAGCCCCCACCTTTTGCTTTATATTGTTTTGCAACCATCTGGGCTTTTCTCGCAGACCATTGTCCAGGTTTGCCACCTTTTGAACCCGCCTTGACTTTTTGTACAAGCTTTCTACGCATTCCAGGTTTTGTGTAGTTACCAGCAGCATTAATAGTATCTCCGCCTTTAGACATACCTGTACGTTTTTTCTTAGCTGCTGCTTTCTTTTTAGCAATAGCTACAGCTGCTTGTTGTGCTCTGGATTTGTATGGCATTACGAACTTGTCCCTACTTCAAAACATGCTGGTACAGCATATATTCCTTTTTGTAACATATTAACAGCTACAGCTTCTGCTTCTTCTAAACAAGATTTTTCACTATAAAACGCCTCTGGTTTAGCTATTACTTGACAAGATAAAGCAGAAGGATCTAAGCACATTAGCATTATGGCTACCCACATTATGAACCTTTCACCCACTTCTTAGAAGGGGATTTTGTTTTAGAGGGACTCCACTTTACTTTATCAGCCCAGTATGCTGCAGACATCTTACCCTTTTTGATATTCTTTGCGTGGCGAGACTTGAATGCCTCTCGTTGTCCTGCAGTCTGATTGGTTTTCACACCCTTCTGACCAAACTTGATATACTTATACTTACCACCCTCAGAAGCCATAACATGGTGAGATTTGCCACTGTTGTCGTTTAGACGTTGTGGTTTGTTGACTGCTCTTAAGCCAACTTCCTTCATTTTGTTCTTTACTCGTTCGGGGATAGCCATTACTTTTTACCTGCTCTACTGTTTCTAGGAAAAGATCTATTAGCACGTTTAGTAGTTACAGACAGATTTTTTCTGGAGTTATCTCTAGGGTTACCGTTACGGTGATTTACATCTTTACCATCACCCTTTTTTACTGCGCCCGTTTTTGTTAAAGTTCTTCTTGCAGCATTTCTAGAAGCACGGTTCTTTTTCTGTGCAGATGTACCTTGGTAATTATTGTACTCTTTTTTATAGTTTCTCATATAATATTTAGGGGGAACATGGGACGTTCACTATCTTACCCCTACTCCTTACTTATATCTGTCGTATTTAGGATTATCTTTACGTCCAAATAACCTTAGAATAAAATCTGTAATAGATCTACCTATTTCTGTTGGAGTCGGTAATAACCAACCTAAGATTAGTAGCAGTATTACCCACGGTGGGATATTTGTGTTAGTAATATCTAGATTCTCCACTGTACCAGTCTCTACCTCTTTTGTAACTATATCTCTTCCTGCTGTAGTAGTTTGCTCTACAGATACGACAGACTGACGATTTTCTTTACCAATCTGTGCGTTGCTGTTTACTGTAGGTCCGTCTGATCCGCCTAGTAGGGACAGGGGATTCAAACCACAGCCAGATAAGAATAGAGCTAAAACTAACCAACGCATTAGCTCATCAATTCAAAGTGTGGTGCATCAATAAAAGGTCTACGTCCCTGAGAACGTCTTAGATCAATATATGCAT